AGCAGACTTAACCGTTATGAAAAATACCTATACCTTGTGTACACTAAGCTACCCAAAACTTACGCACGCTACAAGCTGACTTACCATGAAGACGCACCCATCTACCACTCTTGACCGCCGCACCTCACGCCCGCCTGGGTTTGGGTGGCGTCACAACCCACTCAGTAAAACACGCAGTATAGCTAAACAGCTACTAGGAGCACGTAATGGGCGGAAAACCCAAAGTCAAGCAAACCAACTTCACACCCCCACCAGTAACACCAACCGGGCCGAGTGAGGCTGACCTCGCATTCCAAACACAGCTCCAGCAGCAACTCAAAACACAGCAAGACGCTTATCAACAGCAACTTGCTGGTATGAACGACCAGTTTCGCTCACAGCAAGATAACAGCAGCTCACTGCTTGCCACGCTAAACCAGCAGCTTGAAGCTACTAAGCAAAAAACCACCGCTGATGCTGAACTGCTAAAGCAAGCTAACGCTACGACAGCCGAGCAAGCCCAGCTTGTAGACGCACAACGTGGTGCTACGCAAGCTAAAGCCCTAGACGACATGTCTAACAAACGTGGAATGCTGGGGCTCCTTCGACAACGCGTACCGACGCGTCGTCGCTCACTACTTAACCCTAACAGAGGCTACTAAGATGGCGATTCTTCCACTCTCTAACATGGCTGCGTTGTCTGTTGACAAAGCAACTGCCGGTGTACAAATGACTGAACAGTTTGCTGGGTTGGCACACCCCACTAACTCACAAGTCCGCCGTGAATTCGTACTCAAGAGCCGTACACGTAACGTGACTGGTGCGCAAGAGTTGTTTATTGATGGTGCACTGAACTACCGTTTTAAAGGTATCTCAGACTCTACCATCGTACTGCGAGGTCAAGTCTGTTACAACAGTAACGTCACTGCTGACTGTGCAGTGTTCGATGTCACTATTGCTGCACGTGTGCTGAACGGTGTACTGTCTTTTATCGGCACACCTACTGTCACTAAGATTGGTGCCTCGGCCGCTACGCTAACTGCCGTTGCCAACACACCTGCGGGTTGTATTACCTTCAATGCTGTTGGTGTTAGTGGCAACACTGTCGCTATGTGGATTGGTGCTATGCTGTTAACCGAATCCACTGACTTCCCTGTATAACTTATGACTGTAGCACCCAGCATCGAATTAAAGATAGAAGCCCTGTATGACTGCTGGGCGTTCTTCAAGCTGATTGACTACCACGGTGGTCCTGACAGCTTTGACACCTGTCACTTTAACTACGTGCTGGTGTTGCAGGCACCCCAGCTGTGGGAACAGAACATGTTCACACCTAAACTGCAAGCTGTATGGGAAAAAATTACAGAGTCTAAGCTGAGTGTAGACGGTAGACCACCAGCTAATGCTATTTTGCAAATGCCGCGTGGTCACCTCAAATCAACACTTGTTGTGGGTTACGAGATGTGGCGCGTGTACCGCAACCCGAACATCTCAATCTTGCACGCTACCAACGTTCGTGAACTAGCTGAAAGCTTTATCCGTGAGCTGCGTGCTTATTTTGAAGACGAACACTTGCAACGCACAGTGTGGAATGCACGACCACATATACGTGGTAACTTAATTCCACCGCTTGACAAAGCGCAACGCCGCCTAGTTGAAGAGACAGAAGCTGACGACAAGAAGGTTATCTGGACAACTAAGCAGCTTCAGATGTTGCGTGACGTACGTCGTAAAGAAGCCACCATCGCTACCACGTCTGTGGGTTCTAAAGCTACCGGACAGCACTACGACCTAGTGTTTATGGATGACGTGGTAGACATGGACAACTCGTCTACACCTGAGAAGGCACGTCGTGTACACCGGTGGGCTAACGATATGGCTTCCATTCGTACTAAGATTCGCTATGAGTCTGTGTGTGGTGTGACACCCAGCGGTAGACGCATGACAGAGCTGTTAGGTGACCAGTTCATTGTTACTGGAACACACTACGAGCCTGAAGACTACTACACGTTTCTCAAGAAACAAGCTGCTGACCTTGATATTGCTATCTTTATACGTTCTATCTACCGTAACGGTGTAGACAACAGCGCTGGCTACTTGTGGAGCAAGTTTACTGAGAAAATGGAACGTCAGATGCGTGCTGAGCTGTCAGAGTCACCCGGTGTGTTTGAAGCTCAGTACTTAAATCTAGTACTCAGTAAGTCCTTACAAGTGCTCGATACAGGTGCTATTCAGTACATCAGTGCTGAGCAGCTATTGCAGAACGTCACGACAGACTACGTTAGCTTTGTAGACCCTAACACTGGGCAGTCTGACTGGGTTAAACCGTTCATAGCACTCGACCCAGCTAGTACAGTCGGTGTAAGGAGTGATTACAGCGCACTTATGGTGGGTGGTAAAACCTACCAGGGTAAAATTGTACTACTTGATGCTAGCGTAGGTCATTACCCCACAGAAAAGATTGTGTCTGAGTACGTGCGACTTGTGAAGAAGTGGCGTTGCAGGCGTGGTGCCGTTGAGACTATAGGTTTTCAGCAGCTTCTCAAACCATTAGTACTCAAAGCATTACGCGATGAGCAGGTCGAGTGCGGTCTGATAGACTACAAACCCCACGGTAACAAGCAGAAACGTATCGAACACCAGCTCAGCCCTTACTTCACTGCTGAAAACGTACTATTCTCCACTGCACTCAAGCCAATGGGTCACGTCATGAACACATTCCACTTCTTTGGGCGCTCTTCAGTTCGTGACGACCCACCGGATGCTTTTGCTGTGGTAATTGAAAGCACGCATCAGCCTACTAAACAGCATGTGACAGTGCGTAAACTCGGTCCAGGCTCAGAAGACAGGCAGCTACAGAGTACACAGACTTACAATGCTCGTTACGGAGGTATCTACTAGTATAATGCTTAAAACACCGACACCACTTACAGCTCTTACTAGCAAAAGCTCCGTAGCAGACTTTGAAAGCGCTGTTAAGCGTGGTTTTTCAACAGCTAAACGACATCGTGACGCTGTATCTAGCGTGTGGGATGAGACTTACGAACTGTATCGCAGCAGCAAAGCTGACCTCGACGCGTCACGTGGTAAATCGTCACAAGCTACAGGTCGTGCTGCTGACTGGCACCATCGCGTTAACGTCGGTAAAACGTTTGAAGCTGTAGAAACGCTCGTAGCATACTTCAAAGGTGCTACGTTCCCGTCTGATGACTGGTTTGACCTCACATCGCTTGAACCTGACCGTTACGAAGAAGCACGTGTCGTCAAAGAACTTGCTAAAGACATCTTAGAACGCGCGCGTGTACGTGATGTCTGTGATGACTTCTACCGCCAGCTTATACTGTACGGCATTGGGTACGTCAAAGTAGGATGGGACACGCGTTTGACGCGCACATTTACACATACTGAGGATTTTCTTGGTACTGTGGTCACCAACACAGAAGTATCATCGCTAGACCTGGAAGCAGTGTCTACGCTTGACATTTGGCTTGATACGTCAGACCGTTTAGCTGACTGTGGCGTGTATCGTCGTTTACACTTGACACGCGGTCAACTTCAGTACGAAGCTGACACAGGGTACTACACAATCTCTGACGACGCTATTGATGGTTACGAACCTAGCGTAGACAACGACCCAGCTCGTGACAAGTCTGCACAGTCAGACCGTGACACTTATGAGACTGTTGAGTATTACGGTCCTATGCTGGTAGGTGGAGTTCACTACTGGTGTGTACATGCCGTACTGTTCAACGGTACACTGATACGGCTAGCTGATTCAGACTACTGGTGTGGTAATCCCTACGTCAAGTGCTCTTTGCTGCCTAACCGTGACAGCATTTATGGTATGTCACCTCTGCACCCACTGCTGGGTCAGTTGCACGTACTGAACGTCTTGACGAACTCACGTCTCGACAACATTATCATGCACATCGCTAAAATGTTTACATTCATAGAAGACGGTATTCTGACACGTGAGGATATTAAAATTAAACCAGGTGCTATATTCCCTGTGGCACAGCACGGTTCGTTACAACCGATGGACTTGGGTAACGCTAACTTCACTGTCACCTACAGTGAGGAAGCAACTCTGCATTCTAACATTGACCGTGCTACTAGCACTGGGCCTCTGGTAGGTGCAGGTCAACCACGTGGCGGTGAGCGTGTTACAGCCTCGGAGATTCAAGCCGTACGTGACAGTGGTGGTAACCGCTTATCAGCCGTGCACGTGCGTATCGAAGACCAAGCAACGCTGCCACTGTTAGCTAAAGTGTTTACACTGATACGCCAGCATATTGCAA